TGTTCTGCTGGTCAATTGATCTCTGTTCTGCCCTTTGTCTGTAAGCACGATCCTCTTCATATTTTTTATCTGCTAGTTGCTGTCTACCAATCGCTAATTGATTTTGTTGAAACTGATTTACATAATCTGGTAAACGATCTAAGAAGTCGGCAAGGGGTGTTTCGTATTGACCGGGAGCCATACGCTGTCTTCTACTGTATATTGTTTTAGTGTGTCCGGGCATTTATAATCCTATTAACCATAATAATCATCATAATAATCATCATAACCAGCCATCGTATCCGAAACAGTTCTATACGTGTTCTGCTGAGGATCCCATTCATATTCTTCTCCATTATAAACTACAGTCCCTTGATTAGTCGTTGGTAAACTTGTTACTGTATCTGCGGGAGCAGTGTACACATTTCTAAACTCTACATCTTGATCTTCAAACATGGCAAGGTCTGCTAAGGTTTGTGATTCAGAATCTCTTTGAGCACTTTGTTGAGCTTGTGCAAGTTGATCTTGAGCCATTTTTCTTTGTTGAGCTAGGGATTGCTGAACAGCCCCAGACCCTGCAAAACCAGCTTGAGAAATTGCCTCTCCAGCTTGTTGAGTTCCTTGCATTAAACTTTGTTGCATACCCTGAGCTAGTTGATTTAATTGAGTAGGGTCAAACTGTTCAAACAAGGCTAATTGCTCTGGTGTGGCTGTGACCCCAGCATCTCTAAGTATTCCTTGAATATCGCTAACACCACCGCCATATTGATATTCAATAAGACCACCATCCTGCGCTCCTCTTAATGGATTAACATATCCATACTCATCAACTGCCATACCGGGAAGAACTTCAGTTCCAAACTTATCTGTAGCTACCTCAGCAAAATCAGGACTAGCAAATCTAAAAAGCCCTTGATCTCCTGAGAATCCAGTAATACCTGTACCAGATACTAAGCTACTTATTCCCTGTCTACCTGACCCAGTCAAAGGGTTGTATGTACCGTATATACCACCACCGGGAGTTAACCCTGCTGTTAAGCCAGCTTGCAAACCAGCCATACCAGCTCTTCCTAAAATACCTTCATTAAACTCATCACTCGCTTCATCAACATCTCTAAATGCTTGTTGTCCAAATACAGTTCCAGAAGTGTCGTAATCTTTAGCTCGACCAGCTCCTAACCTTTCTCCAAAACCTTTTCCTAAACTAGTTCCAATAGCAGCTCCTGCAGGGCCACCAATAACCGCTCCTGCTAAACCACCTAGTAAACCTAAACCTTTACCAAATAAAGTACCACGACCCTGTCTTTTAGCTTCTTCTTTTTGAATCTCTTCTAACCTATCCTGATCAGCTCTTGCCTGTCTAGACCTTGCTAGTATCGCAGCTCCCCTAGATGTTTGTCCACCCTGCTGCATCATAGTCATTAAATTAGG